GAAGAACAAGAGATTGTTAATAAGTTTGGTTTAGAGATCAGAGAAGATACAACTTTTATGATCGCCAAGAAAAGATTTAATCAAGCTGTAGATGAAAAGGCTACTTTAGTTAAAGAGGGTAGACCAAACGAAGGCGATATAATTTATATGCCTTTGATGAATAGTTTTTTTGAGATACAGTTTGTACAAGACCAAGAGCCTTTCTTTCAACTAGGTCAACTACCAGTTTATAAACTAGTATGTACTAGATGGGAGTACAGTTCAGAAGAATTAAATACAGGTGTAGGTACAATTGATAGTGCTGAAGATCAATATAGTTTAGATATGTTGGCTCACCAATTTACTTTAGAGAATGAAGTTGGATCACTACAATTAGAAAACGATAGTGCAAGTGGTGATGCGAATTATCTATTACTTGAAACTTATGACTTACAAACACAATCAAATTATGCACAAAACAATGATTTAGATGCACAAGCTGGTTTTGATACATCTTCTACGGCAGATGATATATTAGACTTTACAGAACGTAACCCATTTGGAGAGGTTGACTTTTAATGTTTGGAACATATTTTTACAATGAGAGTATGAGAAGAATGACCATAGGTTTTGGTCAAATCTTTAATAACATACAAATCAAAAGACGAGATAGCGCTGGTAATGTTACTCAATCTATTAAAGTACCATTAGCTTATGCGCCAAAAGAAAAGTTTTTAGCTAGACTAGACGCACAACCTAATTTAAGTGAAAGAGAATTTGCGATAACTTTACCTCGTATGAGTTTTGAGATTACAGGTATTTCATATGACTCTAGTAGAAAACTAACAAGAGTACAAAAATTTAAACACGTTAAGTCTGGCGCAGATGGTAAAGTATTAAACTTTAATTATGTTCCTGTACCTTATAACATATCTTATAATCTATATTCTTTTACAGCAAGTGCAGAGGCAGGTCTACAAATTATAGAACAAATATTACCTTTCTTTCAACCTGACTTTACTGTGACTGTAAATGCGATACCAGAATTAGACATTAAGAGAGATATACCTATTGTTTTAAATAGTGTAAATTATGAAGACACTTATAGTGGTGACTTTTCACAAAGAAGAGCTGTAATATACACATTAGGATTTACTGCGAAGACTTATCTATTTGGACCAGCGTCAACTCAAAAAGTTGTTAAAACAGTACAATCAGATGCTTACATGGATACGGATACAACTAATAAAGCAAGAGAAGTAAGAATTACTATCACACCTAATCCAACATCAGCTGACGCAGATGATGATTTTGGATTTACAACAAATATACAACAATTTACAGATGGTAAAAAGTATAATACAACAACAGATAGTGATGAATAAATAGTAACATGGCAATAAACAAAGTAGGATCAAAAGGTATAGTAGATTGTTCGGTCGCAGCGGTAGACTTTGCGCCTGGTACGGTCACTAATGCTAAATTTGCGAATACAACAATCACAAACGCAAAGTTATCTAACTCATCACTTACAGCATCGGGTACATCTATAGCTTTAGGTGCTAGTGGTACATTAAATAATTTTTTTATAGATTGGCAGTCAAAAGTCACTTCTGATGGTAGTACAGTTACAACTATGGTTGCTGGAAAAGGATACATTATAGATAATTCAAGTGCCGCAGGTATTGTTAAATTACCAGCTTCTGCTAGTATAGGTGACCTTGTGGTTATAAAAGATTACGCAGGAAACTTTGGTACAAATAATTTAACAATACAAAGAAATTCACATAAAATACAAGGTGTCACAAATAACTCTATAATCACAACTAATCGTGCTACAGTTAAATTAGTTTATGTTGATGCCACAAATGGTTGGTTGTATGTAGATGAACATAATATAGGTACTTTAGTTCCTCAGTTTATAGAAGCCACAGGTGGTACAGTAACAACATCTGGTAATTTTAAGATACATACTTTTACAGGTGACGGTAACTTTGTTGTTAGTCAAATAGGTAATCCATTAGGAGGTCCTAATAATGCATCATATTTAGTAGTTGCTGGTGGAGGTGGTGGAGGAGCAATCGCTGGTGGAGGCGGTGGAGGTGGAGGTTTTAGAGAGGGAAAAGACTCTGCTGATTCTTATTCAGTTTCTCCTTTAGTTGCTCCAGCAGGCTTACCAGTTTCAGCACAAACTTATCCAATTACCGTAGGCGCTGGTGGAACAGGAACACCTGGCCCAACTGGCACTGCTACACCAGGTGGCGATGGATCAAATTCAGTATTCTCAACTATTACATCAACAGGTGGTGGTGGAGGAGGTAGTCAAAGTAATGGTAGAGACGGAGGTTCTTCAGGTGGTGGAGGACACCCTAACACTTCTGAAGGCTCAGGAAATACCCCACCAACAAGCCCACCTCAAGGAAAAAGCGGAGGCGGTGGTAATCCAGTTTCAGGTGGTGGAGGTGGTGGAGCAACTGATCCAGGCGGAGGAGGAAATCCAGGAACAGGTTCACCATATTCAGGTGGAGGACCAGGAGGTGACGGAGCAGGAACAGCTATTAACCCTGCTGTAGGAACACCTGGACCTTGTGGTTCTTTAAGATATTTTTCTGGCGGAGGAGGAGGTGGATCAACAGCTGATTCACTATCAAATCCTACAGGCGCTGGTGGTATAGGTGGTGGTCAAATTGGTGGTAATGGTCAAGGATGGCCAGGGCCATCAGGTGCTGGTACAGCTAATTCTGGTGGTGCTGCTGGGGGTGGTGGTTATACTCCAGGAGTTAATAACCAAGCTGCTGCTGGTGGTAAAGGAATCGTTGTAATAAGATATAAATTTCAATAGAGGAACATTATAAATAGTATAAAAGAGAATTAAAATGGCAATAGATAAAATAGGATCAAAAGCATTAGTAGATTGTTCAGTTGCTGCTGCTGATATAGCGCCAGGAACAATAACTGACGCAAAATTAGCGGGTAGTATCGCTAACGCAAAACTAGCAAATACAACTGTAACTATTAATGGTACAGCAATCGCACTAGGTGCTTCGGCATCTATAAACCCAGTTTCTTGGCAATCTGTCGTTGTATCTGATGGATCAACAGTTACAACCATGGTCGCTGGCCGAGGTTACTTTGTAAATAATACGAGTGCCGCAGGTATAGTTAAATTACCAACGTCAGCGAGTGCTGGTGACACAATTGCCATCAAAGATTACGCAGGTAACTTTGCTACAAACAAATTAACCATTCAAAGAAATTCACATAATATACAAGGTGTTGCTAATGATAGTGAGATTAGTACAAACAGAGCTAGTGTTCAATTAGTTTATATTGACGCTACAAAAGGTTGGTTATATACCAACGAGTCAAATGTTGCTGATTTACAACAGGTATTGCATGTTGCTGCAACTGGTGGTACGGTTGCAACTTCAGGTAATTTTAAAATTCACTCATTTACAGGTGATGGTTGTTTTGTAGTTTCTTGTGGTGGTAATTCTGCTGGTAGTAATCTAGTGGATTATCTAGTAGTTGCTGGCGGAGGCGGTGGAGGAGGCCAAGGTGGAGGAGGCGCTGGTGGTCATAGAACAACATTTCCAAGCCCCAATTGTAACGCTGGTGATTTTCCAGTATCAGCACAAACATATCCTATTACAGTAGGTGGTGGTGGAGCAGCAAGTTCCAATGTTGGACCTGGAAATTGTAATGCAGGTTCTGGAGCTAATTCAGTATTTTCAACTATTACATCTACTGGTGGAGGTGGTGGTTCACACGGAGTAGGTAATGTTGCTGCAGCATCTGGAGGATCAGGTGGGGGTGGGGGTTACGCTGGTTCTGCTGGCTCTGGTAACACACCTCCTGTAACTCCTCCACAAGGTAATAATGGTGGAACAGGTGCCAGTGCTGGATACTCAGATGCAAGAGGTGGTGGAGGTGGTGGTGCTGGTGCTGTCGGTTCAAATACACCTGGAACAGCAGGTGGAGCAGGTGGTAATGGATCACCAAATTCAATTACAGGTTCAGATACAACAAGAGCAGGAGGTGGAGGTGCTGGGGGTGATGCTAGACCTGGACCAATTGCACCTAGTGGAAGACCAGGTGGATCTGGTGGATCTGGAGGTGGTGGCGCTGGTGCTGGTGGTGGTTCTAATCCTGGTGGAACTGCAGGATCAGCAAATACTGGTGGTGGTGGTGGAGCTGCTGGATATGGACCAGGTTATAATACAGGCGCTAACGGTGGTAAAGGTATAGTTATCATAAGATACAAATACCAGTAATTAAAACTGTTATATATATTATTGTGAATTAAGGAATTAAAAAATGAATTTGAAAAACTATTATTATTATTTTAAATCAGCATTACCTCCTAAATTATGTGATGACATAATTAAATACGGTACAGCTCATAATACAGAAATGGCTGTTACAGGTGGTGTTGAAAGAGAAGATGGATCAGGTAGAAAAGCTGATGGTAGTCTAAAAAAATCAGTAATCAATAACATACAAAAGAAAAGAAAATCCGATATTGTTTGGTTAAGCGATAGATGGATTTATAAAGAAATACACCCTTACATACACGAAGCAAATAAACTAGCAGGTTGGAACTTTCAATGGGACTGGTCAGAGTCTTGTCAGTTTACAAAGTATGGTGTAGGTCAATACTATGGTTGGCATTGTGACAGTTGGGTAGCACCTTATATTAGAAAACCAAATGAACAAGGAGTTTATCCACCAGATCATGGTAAGATAAGAAAGTTATCTGTGACTGTATCACTTAATGACCCAAGTGAATACGAAGGTGGTAATTTAGAGTTTGATTTTAGAAATGACCACGATTGGGAAAGAAATAAAAAAAAATCAATAAAATCTTGTACAGAGATTAGACCAAGAGGATCAATCATAGTGTTTCCAAGTTTTTGTTGGCACAGAGTGGCGCCAGTAACCAAAGGAACAAGGTACTCACTAGTAATGTGGAATTTAGGGTACCCTTTTAAATAATGTATATATAAGTGATAGGAGAAAAAAATGACAGTGACAACTAATAAAGAGATTATGCAAACAGATTGGTATTTTTCCACACCTGTATATTCTATAATGAAAACAGAATGGTTAAAACCAGCAATCAAAGCGACAGATAAATTTATAGATGCGGCGTATAAAAGAGAAGCGCCTAAACTAAAAGAAAGAAAAAAGTTTTTAGGTAACAAAGATTATCTAAAAGTAAAAGACCATGGAATGAGTTATCACTCAACACCTTTAAATGGCGATCCAGAATTAAAAGAATTAGAACATTATGTGGGTAACACTTCATTAAATTTATTGAATGAATGGGGTTATGACATGGACCAATATAAAATGTTTTTTACAGAATTTTGGGTACAAGAGTTTTCTAAAAATGGTGGTGGTCATCATAGTACACACGTTCATTGGGATAATCACATATCAGGTTTTTACTTTTTAAAGTGTTCAGATAAAACATCATATCCTGTCATGCACGATCCAAGAGCTGGAGCAATGATGACAAAGTTACCTCAAAAAGACGGAAATAAAATAACACCTATGATAGATCAACTACATTATAGGCCTAAACCTGGTATGTTGGTATTTTTTCCTGCGTATGTTCCACATGAATTTGCTGTTGATATGGGTGTAGATGATTTTAGATTTATTCATTTTAATTTACAAGCAGTGAGAAATAATATAGTAGGTAATAAATGAGTAAAGTAAAATTTAAAAAAAATCATTTTTTAGTTATAAAAGAAGCAGTTGATCCCAAAGTTGCTAATTTTGTTTATAATTACTTTATGATGAAAAGACAGGTAACTAAAACTCTTTTTGATTTTAGATATATAAATCCTTATAATGATGACTATGGCACTTGGAAAGATGAACAAATTCCTAATACATATTCACATTATGCTGATATTGCGATGGAAACTTTACTGCTTCAAGTCCAACCTAAAATGGAAAAACTTACAGGTATAAAATTAAACCCTACTTATTCATATGCTCGTATATACAAAATGGGTGATGTATTACATAGACATAAAGATAGATTTAGCTGTGAGATTTCAACAACAATGAATTTAGGTGGTGATGAATGGCCAATTTATTTAGAACATAAAAAAAATGTTGGATTACCTGATGATGGTTTCCCTGCTAAAACAGATAATAAAGGTACTAAGGTAGTATTAAAACCAGGCGATATGTTAGTTTACAAAGGTATGATACTTGAACATTGGCGTGAAGCGTTTATTGGACAAGATTGTGCTCAAGTTTTTTTACATTATAATAATTCATTTTCTCCTGGAGCAGATGATAATATGTTTGACCAAAGACCACACCTTGGTTTACCTAATTGGTTTAAAGGTAAAAAAATAAACTCATAAATATTAATATGAGTAAATTAGAAGAAAAGGTAAACGAGATATTAGGTATAGATAAGCCTGAGCCTACCAAAGAAATAGTTAAACAAGAATTTAAACCAGCAGTTCCTCGTAAAGAAGATGATAAGAAAGCTGATGTAGATAATGACTATAAGTACAGCAGAGAAAATTATTACAATCTTATTGAAAGAGGACAAGAAGCAATTGAAGGTATACTAGATATTGCGAGAGAGGGTCAACACCCTAGAGCTTATGAAGTCGCTGGTCAACTAATAGGACAAGTAGGACAAACAGTAGATAAACTACAAGACTTACAAAAGAAACTTAAAGACTTAAAAGAGTTACCTAAAACAGCAAACGCCAATATAAAAAACGCATTGTTTGTAGGATCAACAGCTGAATTACAAAAGATGTTAAATAAAAAATCTGTTGAAACAAATGTAGAGCGTAAAAAAGAAAATGAAAACTTTGAAGGCAAGAATATCACACCCGAGAAAACAGATACTAAAGATTAGTGATCTATCTTACAATCAACACTATCACAAGTATAATGTTAAATTAGATCAAGGCGTAGATAAAATAACTGATATTATGGAACAACCTATTGAGGTGTTTAAACATAAAATAAGTAAAACACCTAGAATGGGTGTCGGTGGTAAACCATATACTGAAAAATCTTATAGTGTTCAAGTAGGTGGTCAAAGAGTAACAAGAGCTGTACAATTAGGTTATACTCACATAGAGGCTATCGTATATGAATGAACATAGTTTTTCGTTAGAGAGTATGATGGGTGGTTGGTACATACCTGAAAAGGTTTGTGACGACTTGATAGATTATTTTGAAGATAATAAAAATCGTCATATTAAAACAAATACGATTGTAGGTAAAAAAGATGTGGTAGATGATACTAGAATGACTTTGGACAAATATAATAAACCAAAGCCATTTGAAAACTATCTAACACATTTAGATAAATGTTTAAAAGAATATGTTAAGAGATATGAGTTTAGTAATAAAGTTGCTAACTTTTTTTTATCTAAACACACTAACTTACAAAAATATAATCCTGGCCAAGGTTATTTCAAATGGCACTTTGAAGACAATGTTATTGGTAAACGGCATTTGGTCTTTATGACTTATCTTAATGATGTAGATGACGGTGGTACAGAATTTAAGTATCAAAATATAACTACATCAGCGAAGAAAGGTTTAACAATAATATGGCCTACTCATTGGACACATACACACAGAGGTCAAGTGAGTAATACAAAAACAAAATATATAACTACAGGTTGGTTTGATTTCTATGAGTAACAACGATGCATATCTAGGAAACCCAAATTTAAAAAAGGTTAACACACCTGTTGAATTTTCTAAAGAAGAAATATTAGAATATCAAAAGTGTGCTGGTGACCCTTTATACTTTATGGAAAACTATGTTCGTATAGTTTCACTTGACGAAGGTCTTGTACCTTTTAAGATGTATCCTTTTCAAAAGAAGATAGTAGAAACGATACACGATAATAGATTTACAATTTGTAAACTACCTAGACAATCAGGTAAGTCAACAACAACAATCTCATATCTTTTACACTATGCTTTATTTAATCCTAATTCTAACATAGCGATACTAGCCAATAAATCATCTACTGCGAGAGACATATTAGGTAGATTACAATTGGCATATGAAAACTTACCTAAATGGTTACAACAAGGTATTATAAATTGGAACAAAGGTAATATAGAGTTAGAAAACAAATCAACTATTGTCGCAGCGGCAACTTCATCATCAGCCATTCGGGGTGGTTCTTATAATATAATATTCCTTGATGAGTTTGCTTTCGTACCAGCGAATATATCTGATATGTTTTTCAGTTCAGTATATCCTACAATATCTTCTGGTACAAAAACAAAATTAATTATCGTATCTACACCTCATGGTATGAATCAGTTTTATAAGATATGGACAGATGCGACTAATAAAAAAAACGATTATATACCAGTTGAGGTACATTGGTCAGAAGTACCAGGTAGAGATCAAAAGTGGAAAGAAGATACAATTAGAAACACAAGTGAAGAACAATTTTCACAAGAGTTTGAGTGTGAGTTTTTAGGTAGTGTTGATACTCTAATCTCACCAGCAAAAATTAAGAATACAGTTTACATAGACCCATTACAATCAAAAGGTGGACTGCGTATGTTTAAGAGACCTGACAAAGATAGACTTTACGTTTGTACAGTTGACGTGGCCAGAGGAACAAACAAAGACTACTCAGCGTTTATAATATTTGATGTTACTAAAATAGGTGATAAGACAAATTATGAAGTAGTGGCGACTTATAAAAACAATGAGGTTAAACCATTTGTCTTTCCAAACATAGTAGCTCAAACTTGTAAAGCTTATAATGAAGCGCATGTATTAGTTGAGGTCAATGATTTAGGTCAAGCCATATCAGAAGCGATGCACTATGAGTTGGAATATCCTAATATATTGATGACTACTCAAAAGGGTAGAGCTGGTCAAATACTTGGAGCGATGTTTTCAGGTAGGGGTACATCACTAGGTATTAGAATGACAAAACAAATAAAAAAGGTCGGTTGTGCGAATTTTAAGACGCTTATGGAGGGTGATAAACTATTAATCAATGACTTTAACATAATTGAGGAAATGTCAACATTTTCTCGTAGAGGTAATAGTTGGCAGGCTGAAGAAGGCTGTAATGATGATTTAGTTATGTGTCTAGTTATGTTTGGGTGGTTATCAAATCAACCTTATTTTAAAGAGTTATCTGACTCAAACATAAGAAGTCAGATGTACATGGAACAAGAAAAACTAATAGAACAAGACATGGCACCTTTTGGATTTGTAGATGATGGTATAAACAGCGATCCTCAAAATGAAGAAACAATAGATGAATATGGTACCAGATGGTTTCCTGTAAGCAGAAAGGGACAATAATCTCTACTTTTGGGTTATTATAAATATCTACAATGATAAAAAGTTTGACTATGGGCGTAAGAAAACTTACGAATTTTGAAATTAACAATAAATTAGCTAATTAAAGAGGAGAATTAACCAATGGCATTTCAAGTATCACCTGGTGTTCTCGTACAAGAAAGAGACTTAACAAATATAATCCCAGCAGTATCAACTAGTATTGGTGCAGTTGCAGGTTCATTTGGTAAAGGTCCTGTTGATGAGATTGTTTCAATCTCTAGTGAGCAAGAATTAGTAGATACGTTTGGAAAACCTGACTCAACTAACTTTGAGTATTTTTTCACAGCGGCTAACTTCTTACAATATAGTAATGCTTTGAGAGTAGTACGAGCCCAAAATACGTCATTAGCAAATGCGTCAACGAGTGGATCAAGCACGTTGATTAAAAATACTGATGACTACCAAAACAATTATTCTACTGGTCAAGGTATCGTAGGTAATTTTGCTGCTAGAACTGCTGGAACACATGGAAATAGTTTATTAGTATCTATTTGTCCAAGTGCGACAGCTTTTGAATCAATATCTTCAGCTAAAGTAGCTTCAACTTCAACAACAAACGCAGTAGGTAATACTACTATAGCGGTTGATGATGGAAGCCAATTTAGTGTAGGCGATATTATTCAATTTTCTACAACGGCAGATACAGACGATTATGATGACGGAGACTTTTACAGAGTAACAGCTTCTGGCGCAAGAGAAACTTTGACAATTGTTCAGCACCCTAGAGGATCTGGAGGATTAAAAAGAATAATTTTAGACAATAGTAAAATAAAAAGAAGATGGAGATATTACGATTCAGTTGATAGAGCACCTGGAACTTCAGCGTTTGCATCTGCAAGAGGCGGATCAAATGATGAACTACACGTTGTTGTTGTTGACGAAGACGGCGTAATTACTGGCGAGCCAGGAAGAGTATTAGAGTCATTTTCTAGTATGTCCAAAGCGTCAGATGCAAAAACTCCACAAGGAGACATAAACTACTACCCAGAAGTAATCTACAATAAATCACAATTCATTTATTGGATGGATCACTTAACGGCTGGTACTAACTGGGGTAGCGCAGCAAGTGGAGTAACTTTTACAGCTGTAAATACTAACACTTTAGAATCACTATCTGGTGGTAACAATGGATCTACTGTAACAGACGCACAACTAAAAACAGCATACGAAAAATTCCAAGATGCTGAGACAGTTGACGTTGGTCTAATTATGGCTGGTCCCTCAGGTAGCGCAACTCATGTTGACAACCTGATTACAATTGCTGAAGAAAGAAAAGACGCAGTTGTATTTGCTTCACCACAAAGATCAGATGTAGTTAATGTCACTAACTCAAATACACAGACAACTAACGTTAAAGGTTTTTTTGACACAATTAGATCGTCTTCATATGTTGTATTTGATAGTGGTTACAAATATCAATACGACAGATACGCTGATTTGTATAGATTTGTTCCACTAAACGGTGATTTAGCAGGTCTTGCGGCTAGAACAGACACTGTTGCTGATAGTTGGTTTTCACCAGCTGGTTTCAACAGAGGTATTGTTAGAGGCGCAGTTAAGTTGGCATACAACCCAACTAAATCTCAAAGAGATATACTTTACCCAGCACGTATCAACCCAGTTGCTACGTTCCCAGGACAAGGTACAATCTTATTTGGTGACAAGACTGGACTAACTACTCCAAGTGCTTTTGATAGAATCAACGTAAGAAGATTGTTTATTACTTTAGAGAAGGCAATATCAACTGCTTCTAAATTCCAATTGTTTGAATTCAATGATGAGTTTACAAGAGCGAACTTTAGAAACATTGTAGAGCCTTTCCTAAGAGAAGTACAAGGTAGACGAGGTATCACAGACTTTTTAGTAGTATGTGATGAAACTAACAACACAGGCGATGTAATTGATAGAAATGAATTTATAGCTGAGATATTCATTAAACCAGCTAGAAGTATCAACTTTATCACATTATCATTCGTAGCAACCAGAACTGGCGTCTCTTTTGACGAAGTTGCAGGTTAATAGTAGAGGAGAATAAAAAATGGCAAACATTAACGACTTCAAAGCTAAACTTGCAGGCGGTGGCGCAAGAGCCAATCAGTTTAAGGTAACAATGCCTTTTCCTGGATATGCAAGTGTTGGTGGCGAAATAGAAGACTTTGCTTTCTTATGCAAAGCTACAGCTTTACCAGAAATGACTATTGGTGAAATACCAGTTAAGTTTAGAGGTAGAGATATAAAGATAGCGGGTGATAGAACAATCCCAAATTGGACTGTGACTGTTTATAATGATACAAATTTCAGACTGAAGAATGCGTTTGAAAGATGGCAGAACGGTATTAACAATATGACTGACAACGAAGGTTTAACTAACCCAGTTGACTATCAAGTTGATGCTTTCATAGATCATTTAGACAGAAATGGTAATACAATTAAATCATACACTTTGAGAGGTGCATTCCCAACAAGTGTTGGTGGTATTCCATTAGACTATGAAACAACTGATGCGATTGAAACTTTTGATGTGACTTTTTCATATCAATTCCACGAAAGCAATACTACAACTTAATTTTCATTGGAGGGGCTTCGGCCCCTCCTTTAGAACTAGTATAAGTATTACAAAGTAAAGGAAAATATAATATGGCTGAATTATTTGGATTTAGTATTACACGACTTAAAAAACAAGCCGATCCGAAACAAAGTTTTACAACTGCTCAAGCCGAAGACGGAACACAAACGGTTTCTGCTGGTGGGCATTTTGGGTCTTACTTGGACATGGAAGGTAGTGCGAAGACAGAGCAAGACCTTATTCGTAGATATAGAGAAATAGCGATACACCCAGAGTGCGACATGGCAGTAGAGGATATTGTCAATGAAGCAATCGTAGCGAATGAATTGAAAGACGCAGTAAGAGTTATATTTAATAACCTACCTTACGGCAGAGACATACAAAGAAAAATAGAAGACGAATTCCAAGAAGTTTTAAGGTTAATGAACTTTAATACAAAAGGCCATGATATATTCAGAAGATGGTATGTAGATGGTAGAATATTCTATCAAAAGATTATTGATAGAGAAAACCCTAAAAAAGGTATAACAGAATTAAAATATATTGATCCTAGAAAGATCAAAAAGATTAGAGAAGTTAGAAAGAAAAGACCTGACGTTCCTAGTCCATCAGCTTTAAATAGTTTAGCTGTTGTAGATGAGTATATTGAATACTTTTTATTTAATGAAAGAGGTGTATCAGGTACAACTGGTACTTCTGGTATTAAGATAGCGCCAGATACAATCGCATTTTGTCCATCTGGTATCATAGATCAAAACAAAAACATGGTCTTATCATACCTACACAAAGCGATTAAA